TGGGGCAACTGCGATTATAGGCAGCTCCAAAAGCTCCGGGAAAACCTGGACCGGCTCCAAAGCGCTGACCTGGAGAATTTCTGCCGGGACGTGTCCAAGGAGCTGGCGGCCCGTCTGCTGGCCCTGGTGATACCCCGGACCCCCGTGGGGGACTACTCCAAGGAGGTCACCGTGACCGTCAAGCGGGACGGTAAGCACCACAAAAAGGGGGACACCTACACCAAGCGGGTGACCCCCAGCGGCAAAAAGGGCGGCACACTACGCCGTGGCTGGACCGCCCGGACAGAACAGGCCGCCGCTGGTGGCTCCGGGGCCACGGATGCCCAGGCCTACGCCCAGAGCCTCCCCGTTTACAAGCAGGGGGGCTCCTATGTCATTGAGGTCATCAACCCGGTCCACTATGCCAGCTATGTGGAGTTTGGCCACCGCACGCCCGGCGGCAAGGGCTGGGTGCAAGGCCAGTATTTCCTCACGCTGTCTGAGCAAGAGCTGAGGGCGCTGGCTCCCGGCATCATTGAGAAAAAGCTGGAGCGTCTGCTGCGGGAGGTTTTCAATGTCTGAAATCAGTTTTAACAGTATTTTTGACGGGGTGACCCTTGCGCTCCACGCTGCTTTCCCGGCTCCGGCCAGGATTTACGGCGATGAGGTCAAGCAGGACCTCAAGCCGGGTGACTTCAATGTGGTCATGCCCGGCGCTGGGCACAACCTGGAGCTGACCCGGCGCTATAAGCGCACCCCCACCCTGGACGTGATCTACTACCCCAAACACGGCAAGGCTGAGTGCTATGACGTGGCGGACCGGCTCACCGCCGTCCTGGAGAGCATCACAACCCCAGAGGGGGATGTGGTACACGCCACAAGCTGCGAGTGGACAGTTACCGGCGGGGTGCTCCATGTGCTGGTGGGATATGACCACTTTGTCTATAAGCCCAGTGAGGAAATTATGATGGAAACCCTAAAAATTGACCAGAGAGGATGACAAAAATGCCTAATGCGAAAAACACGGCGGCCTCTGAGGCTGCTGTAAAGAAAGCGGAGCCCACCTATACCAAGGACCAGGTGGCCGTCTCCAAGCGCTACGCCAACCGGCGGGACTTGGTGAACGTACTGCTGGAGGATGGCAAGGCCTACACCTTGGCTGAGGTGGATGCGCTCATCGAGAAGTTTCTGAAAGGAGCGGTGAAATAATGGCACTTGGCGGCGGCACCTGGCTGGTCCAGAACAAGATCCTGCCCGGCAGCTATATCAATTTCTCCAGTATCGCCAAAGCGTCCGCCACGCTGTCTGATCGTGGATATGCGGCGGCTCCCTTTGACCTGAGCTGGGGCCCCGAAAATGAGGTTTTCGCTGTTACCTCCGGGGAGTTTCAGAAAAACAGCAAGGCCATATTTGGCTACTCCTACGACCACCCCAAGATGCTGGCCCTGCGGGAGATTTTCCTGCACGCCACCACCGTCTACTGCTACCGGCTGGGGCTGGGGGCTGTCAAGGCCTCCAACGACTTTGCAACGGCCAAGCATCCCGGTGTGCGGGGCAACGACATCTCCACCGTCATTGCGCCCAACGTGGACGATGACACCCTCTGGGATGTTACCACCTACCTGGACGGCATTGCCCAGGACACCCAGACGGTGGCTGAGGCGGCTGATCTGGTGGGCAACACTTGGGTGGACTTCAAGAAAACCGCCACCCTGGAGGGCACGGCTGGCGCTCCGCTGACCGGCGGCAAGGACGTGGAGAGCATCACCGGGGACAGCCACCAGTCTTTCCTTGACAAAATTGAGGCCTATGCCTTTAATGCCCTGTGCTGCCCAGCGGCTGACCCCACTATTGTGCGGCTCTACGCCACCTATACCCAGCGGGTGCGGGATGAGGTGGGCGCTAAATTCCAGCTCATTGCGTGGAAACCCTCCACCGTGGACTATGAGGGCACCATCGGCGTATGGAATACGGCCACCCACCCCTCCATTGAGGACGTGGATGAGCACGCCATTGTCTACTGGGCCACCGGGGCCCAGGCCGGTGTGGCCGTCAACAAATCCCTGACCAATGCCAAGTATGACGGGGAGCTCATTCTGGACACGGACTACACCCAGGCGGAGCTCACGGCGGCCATCAAGGCGGGCAAGTTTATTTTCCACAATGTCAACGGCCTCACCCGTGTGCTGGAGGACATCAACACCCTGCTGACCCTCTCCGACACCAAGGGGGAGGTTTTCCAGTCCAATCAGACCATCCGGGTGTGCGACCAGATCGCCAATGACATTGCGGTGCTGTTCAATGAGCGCTATGTGGGCGTGGTGCCCAATGATGCCTCCGGGCGCTCCGCCCTCTGGGGTGACATCACCCACTACATGAAACAGCTTGAGGACATCCGGGCGGTGGAGAACTTTGACCCGGACAGCGTGACCTGTGAGCAGGGTGACCGCAAAAAGGCCGTCCTGGTCATCGTCAACGGCCTCAACATCATCAACGCCATGGCCCAGCTCTATATGAGCGTGATTATCCAGTAAGGGAGGAGAAATAGATGCCTAATGCCATGATGAAAGCCGGGGATGCTGTCAGCGCCCACCGTGCTGAGTGCTTTGTCACTATCAAGGGCACCCGTTACTCCATGCTGATGGCCAAGGAGTTTGAGGGCAAGGCCCAGATCAACACCAAGGAAGTGCCCCGGCTGGGTAACATCGTGATCGGCCACAAGGCTGACACGCTGGTCCTGGCCTTTTCCATGACCATCTACAAGTGTACGGAGATTTTTGATGACGTGATTGAGGAGTTTATCCGCACCGGCGTGATGCCCACTTTCACCATCCAGACCTCCAACGATGACCAGGCCAGTGACGTGGGCCGGAGCACTAAGATTTACAATGAGTGCGTGCTGGATGGTGACGTGCTGCTGTCCATGTTCAACGCTGAGGGTGACTTTGTTGAGCAGACCATTGAGGGCTTCTGTGACAGTTTCAGCCGCCCGGAGAAGTACACCAATCCGTCCTATATGTAAGGGCGGCCCATAACTAACAAGGAGGAAACTATCCTATGAGCAAGAGTTTGTCCGCTTTTATGCGCTCCAATGTGGAGCAGGTCCCCAATGCCAAATTTGCCGCCTCCCCCCGTTTCAAGGGGGAGGACGGCAAGCCGGTGGAGTGGGAAATCTGCTGTATCTCCGCTGACGAATACGCCCGCATCCGCTCTGGCTGTCTGCGCCAGGTGCCGGTGCCCGGCAAGAAAAACCGTTTCACCCAGGAGTTTGACAGCCGGGCTTTCCAGACCCGTGTGGCCGCCCGCTGTACCGTGTTCCCCGACCTCAACAGCGCCGAGCTCCAGGATGACTGGGGCGTGGCCAAGCCGGAGGACCTGGTGGGTGCTATGCTCATCGGCGGTGAGTTTGAGGACTACATTGCCGAAGTGCTCCGGGTCAACGGCTTTAAGAGCGAGAGCGAACTGGTGGATGAGGCAAAAAACTAATTGAGGACGGTGACCCGGAGGCCAATTTTGCCCATTTTTGTCTGCAAAAGTTTGGCTGGGAGCCGTCCAAGTTTCTTGACTTGCCCATCAAAGAGCGGGCTTTTGTTATGGCCTCTATCAAGGTCCGCTGTGAGGATGAAAAGAAAAAAGAGGCTGAATTGAAAGCAAAGGCAAAGAAACGCAAGTGAATTAAATTTATCTTTTAGGCTCTGTCACTTGACGCCATGGGAGCCGCTGCCTATAATGTATTTATCCGAAACTAAGGAGGAGTACATCATGGGAGCAAAAAACAGGGTCATAGCCGGTGACTATATGGGCAAGTCCATAACAGGTGTAGCGGGGGCCGTTCAAATCTGCGTTGATTTTAAGACCCTTGTACCGCTGGACAAATTTGGGGTGGATTCTTACGATGTCATCACGGAGGACACCCGCAAGAGTGCCGCCAGCGGCATTGCCCGTGGGGCTGTTGGTGCCGCCCTGTTGGGGCCCGTTGGTATGTTGGCGGGCCTGTCCGCAAAGAACAAAAGCACCGTCACTCTTGCAGTCCGTTTCAAAGACGGAAAGAACAGCTTGATTGAGGTGGATGAGAAAATTTACAAGAAATTCATGCAAGCAATGTTCTAACTCTGCATCAAGTCAAAGCCGCCCTCTCCTTTGCTCAGGAGAGGGCGGCGCTTTTATGCCCAGGAGGTGAAACTGTGGCAACTATCAAATCGCAACTCTCCCTAAATGACGGCATGAGCGCTGTGCTCAAGAAAATCACCTTTGCGTTAGACACCACCCTGGGGACCTTTGAGCAGATGCAGCGGGCCTCTGGTGAAGCCATTGACGTGGACAGTATCACAAAAGCCCGTGGATTGCTGGTGGAGGCCAATGCGGATTTTGAGCAGATGGTCAACGAAATGGCGAGAGCCGCCAGAGAGCAAGAACAACTCAATGAGAGTATCAATCGTGGCACATCAGCGGCGGATGGTATGTTAAAAAAGATTGTTTCTCTTGTGGGGGCTTATGCCAGTGTATCCGCTATTAAGAGCTTTTCTATCAGCTCCATGGAGGCCGCCAACACTCAGATCAATGCCCAGGTACAGCTCCGCACCGTTTTGGAAAATATGGGCGCTATGGACAGCTATGAGGCGCTGGCCAACAGCCTTGATGGCAATGAGCTGGGGAATACCTTGGAGCTGGACACCGCTGGGGCGCTGAAAAGCTATGATGCTTTCGCCAACGGTGTGGATGAGGCGGAGCTGGGCAATGTCTTGGAGCTGGATACCGCTGGGGCCCTGGATAACTACACCAGCGTGGCGGATGACATAGGCAACAATACGCTGGAGAACACCTTGACCCTCAACACCGCTGAGGCGATGGACAATTATGACACTTTTGCCGCCGGTGTTACCAGCAACACTTTGGAGGTGGGGCTGGTAGTCCAAGCGGACAACAGCCAGGCGATGTCCGCCTATGACGCCATTGTGGCAAAGGCATCCGAAATCCAAGGCGCTGGCATTTATGGTGATGAGGCCATGATCGCCGGTGCGGCGGAATTTGCCACCTACTTTAAGGACGCTAATGCCATTCTGTCCATGATGGACACCTTGACCGACTACGCCATGGGTATGAGCGGAGGCGGAGCTTTGGACACCACCGCCATGGTGGACTATGCCACCGGCCTGGGAAAGATCATGTCCGGCTCCTATGATGCCATGACCAAAAAAGGCTTTGAGTTTACGGACACGCAAAAGGCCGTCATTGAGGGCACCGCAACAGAGGCCCAAATCGTGTCAGAGCTGGGCGCTGAATACCTCAATATGAGCTCCGATATGCAAGCTGCCGCCACCATCAATAATGTCATTGCGGAGGGCTGGGGCGGCCTGTATGAGACGATGAGCAACACCCCGGAGGGCAAGCTCATCCAGCTCAACAACACCTTGGGGGACATCCAAGAGAATGTAGGGGCCGGTATCTACCCGGCGGTGGTCAATTTGGTGGATATGGTCCAAAGCAACACGCCGCAAATTGAGAGCCTGGCCACGGGCGTGGCCACAATGCTGGGCTTTATCATCACTGTGCTTACCGGCATAGCGAATGGAGCGTTGACTGTTGCCACGACAATAATGAATAACTGGAGCTGGATAGGTCCCATTATTACGGGAGCGGCTGTGGCGCTGGGCCTGTATTGGGCCGCTACTGAGGGCATTACTATCGCTCAGGGAATTGCGGCTGTAGCAACCGCCGGTTATCATGCTGTGGTCAATTTCCTCTCCATCGGCTTTGGCGTCTTGACAGGTAACACAGCAGCGGCCTCTGCTGCCGTATTCACTTTCAATTCTGCGCTGCTGGCCTCCCCCATTACGTGGGTGATACTCTGCATTATTGCGCTCATTGCTATCATTTACGCTGCTGTGGGTGCCATCAACCATTTTGCCGGAACCAGCGTGTCCGCAACCGGCATTATTGCAGGTGTGTTTGCCACTCTTGGAGCGCACATTATCAACACTTTCGTTGTACCCGTCTGGAATTATTTTGCAGCTATCGCCAATTTCATTGGCAATGTGTTCAATGACCCGGTGGCCGCTGTTGAGGTTTTGATCTACGATATGGCCCTCACAGTCATCGGGTATATCGCCAATATGGCCCACGCCATTGAGGATGTCATCAACAAAATTCCCGGTGTAACGGTGGACATCACAAGCGGGCTTGATAACTTTTACTCTGGCCTGGAACAAGCCCAGCAAGCGGTCAAGGATGAGAGCGGCTGGGTGGAGTATGTTGGAAAAATGGACTTCATTGACTACGGGGACGCCGCCTCTGCCGGTTATGAGTTTGGCCAAGGGGTGGAGGACAAAATCGGTGGATTTTTTGACGGCCTTGGCTACACACCCGGCTCCATTGATGACTACACCAACGCCGCAATGGGCGGCAGCTTTGCCATGGATGACCTGGGCAGCGATGTGGGAGACATTGCGGAAAATACCGGCAGCATGGCCAAGTCTGTGGACATGACCGGCGAGGAGCTGAAATACCTGCGGGATATTGCGGAGCGGGACGCCATCAACCGCTTTACAACGGCAGAGGTAAAAATCGACATGACCGGCATGACCAATAAAATTGACGGCGGCGCTGATCTGGACGGTGTTATCCGTGAGCTCACTGATGGCTTTACTGAGGCGCTGCTGACCGCTGCGGAGGGGGTACACGCATGAGCTACACCTGCTATCTGGGCGGCATGGAGGTCCCCACTCCGGCCAAACTCACCGTAAAGATAAAGGGGAAAAACAAGACCCTTATACTGCTCAATGAGGGTGAGATCAACTTTTTGCGCTCCCCCGGCCTCACGGAGATCACGGTGCCCCTGGTGCTGCCTATGCTCACCGGGGGCCGTTCCCCGTCTGCCTACCTGGATATGCTGGAGGGGCTGAAAACCGACAAGAAAACAACCCAGTTTATTTTGGTGCGCTCCTCTCCCAACGGCAGAAAGCTCTTTGACACCAATATCACGGTGAGCGTGGAGGACTACAACATTGTGGAGGACGTAAAGGCCAACGGCCTGGATGTTGCCGTGGATGTGAGCCTCAAGCAATGGAGGGACTACGGCACCAAAACCGCTACGGTGGAACAGCCAGCCGAACCCAGCCAAGCCCCCACGGTGACGGTGAAACAGGAGCGGGAGGCCAGCACGGCCCCCGCTGCTAAAACCTACACCGTGAAAAAGGGGGACACCCTCTGGGCCATCGCTGCCAAGTATTACGGCAAGGGCTCTGAGTATTCCAAAATCGCCGGAGCGAACACGGACAAAATCAGCAATCCCAATTTGATCTATCCGGGGCAGGTGCTCACGCTGCCATGACTTATGAGCTGCTTATCCAACACAAGGGGACCATCATGCTGCCCCCTACGGTTGAGGGCGTGACCATTGAATGGGAGCGCAAGGGACAGCCGGGAAAGCTGGTGGCCGATGTAGTTAAGACCCCAGGCCTGAGCTTTCAAGAGGGGGACCCCTGCCGTTTTTCCGTGGACGGCACCCCCGTCTTTTACGGCTTTGTGTTCGACAAGGCCCGCAAGGGCAGCAACTCCAACGTCATCACCATCACGGTGTATGACCAGCTTTATTATCTGAAAAACAAGGACACCTATGTGTACGCCAATAAAACCGCCACCGCCGTCATCAAAATGATTGCGGATGACTTCCAGCTCAATGTTGGGAGCATGGAGGACACGGGGCACGTCATTGAGAGCCGGGTGGAGGATAACAAGACCATGTGGGACATCATCCAGACCGCTTTGGACGAAACCCTCAAGGCCACCGGCCAGATGTATGTGCTTTTTGACGATGTTGGCAAGCTGACCCTCAAGGGTCTTGGCAGCATGAAATTGGGGATGGTCATAGACGATGAAACCGCCGGAGACTATGACTATACAAGCTCTATCTCCTCCCAGACCTACGACAAGATCAAGCTGCTCTATGAGAACAAGGACACCGGCAAACGTGAAATCTACATTGCCCAGGACGGCAACAACATCAATCAGTGGGGAGTGCTCCAGTATTTTGAGAAAGTGGACAGCGCTGCCAACGCAAAAGCGATGGCGGACGCACTCCTGGACCTCTACAACACCAAGACCCGGACGCTCCGGCTCCAAAACGTGCTGGGGGACATCCGGGTCCGGGGCGGCACCCTGCTGGTGGTCACGCTGGGCCTGGGGGACATGAACCTCTCCAGCTACCTCATGGTGGAACAGGTCAAGCACACTTTCAACAATGAGCAGCACCTAATGGAAATGAAAATGCGGGGTGGTACTTTTGTCGCTTGACATCAATGAGCTGGTGCGGCTGGTGAAACAGGCCGCCGTGGACGCTGTACGGGCTGATGCCCCAATGGGCCAATGCTACGGCATCGTAATAAGCACATCGCCGCTGAAAATTCAAGTGGACCAAAAGAAAACCCTTGAGGCCCCCCAGCTAATCCTCACGGACCGCGTGCGGGACTACAATGTGGTGCTTTCCACCATTGAGGGGGAGGGCAAAAGCCAGGGCCCCCACTACACTGAGCTGGAGAGCGGGGGCTCCGGGGACGCCGCTTTTGCGGCCCATACTCACAAATACCAGGGCCGGAAAAAGTGGAGGGTCCACAACGCCCTCCAGATGGGTGAGAAAGTCATCCTGCTCCGCTGTGACGGTGGGCAGAAATACATTGTTTTGGACAGATGGGAGGCGAGAGAGTAATGGGCGTTTTACCAACCACGGGGGATGACCTGGACCTCATTGCTTTCCAGTTTAGTGTCCAGCCGGGATTGACCCACAAGCTGGATATTGACCGGGACAAGGTACGGGGCACGACAGACGGACGGGATGCCGTCCTCCAGGCGGTGTATCTCATTCTCAACGTGGAGCGCTATGCCTACCCTATCTATTCCCGCAACTACGGCTCCGAGCTGTCTGATCTGATAGGCAAGCCGAAAGACTACGCCATGAGTGAAATTAAACGGCGTATCACTGAGGCCTTGATGCAGGATGACCGCATCACAAGCCTGAGTGACTGGGAATTTGAAACGGGCCGGAAAAGCGTGCGGGCCAGCTTTGTGGTCCATACCATCTATGGAGACGTTGAGGCCACAAAGGAGGTTGACGTGTAATGTATGAAGATCGCACCTATGAGGCGCTTGTCAAAAGCGCCCTTGCCAGGGTGCCCAACAGCATAGACAAGCGGGAGGGCTCCATGGTGTTTAACGGTGTGGCCCCGTCTATGGCAGAACTGGCCCAGCTCTACATTGGGCTGGATTTTGTCTTTAAGGCCACCTATTTGCTGACCGCCCCCAGGGAATACCTCATCAAGCGGGCCTCTGATCGCAACATGGCCCCAAAACCCGCCAGCCCCGCCGTGTTCCGGGCGGAGTGCAATATTGCGGTGCCGCTGGGCACCCGTTTCTCCTGTGAGGATGTCAACTTTGAGGTGACCGCCCGCATGGAGGAATATGACACGCCTGACAGCTTTAGTCATGCTGTCACCTGCGAGACAGCCGGAGCCCTGGGCAACGGCTACACCGGGCAGCTCATTCCCGTGGAATACATGAACGGGCTGACCCGTGCGGAGCTGGTGGAGCTGCTGGTCCCTGGTGATGACGATGAGGAAACGGAGGTTTTCCGTCAAAGGGTGCTGGACAGTTTCCAGAGCCAGGCCTTTGGCGGCAATCAGGCGGACTACAAGGAAAAGGTGCTTGCCTTGCCCGGTGTGTCTGCTGTAAAGGTCCACCCCGTCTGGAATAAGCACCTTGCCCCCAGCACGCTCATCCCTAATGCAGAGGTCACGGAGTGGCTGGAGGCCGTTGTGGGCACTCTGGAGCCCGCTGTGGCGGCCTGGCTGACCGCCGTATATACAGCGGCCAAGAACAAGCTGCTGACCGTTGGCGGCACCGTCAAGCTGGTCCTGCTGGCCGCCGGTAATACCGCCCCCACGGAAACCCTCATTGATGAGGTCCAGACAGTGGTGGACCCCACGGAGAACGCCGGGGAGGGCCTGGGGCTGGCCCCCATTGGCCATGTGGTCCATGTGACCGGCGTGACCCCGGAGCCCGTCAACCTCACGCTCAACCTGACCTGTGCGCCGGGGTGGAGCTGGGACGCCGTACAGAGCTATGTGGCGGACGCCGTGGACACCTACTTTGCGGAGCTGGCCAGCCAATGGTCCAGCTCTGATTTTTTGACGGTGCGCATCTCTCAGATTGAAAGCCGCATCCTGTCCACCTGCTCCGCCATGGTCACTGACATTGGCGGCACCCAGATCAACGGCAAAGAGGAAAACCTGGTGCTGGACCCGGACAGCATCCCGGTGAGGGGGAGCATGGATGGATAGAAAACTCATTGACTACCTGCCCCCGGTGCTCCGTGACGTGACAGAATTTAAGGCCATCAACAATGCCAATGAGCCGGAAATTTCCCTTGCATGGGGCGGCCTTGACTGGGTGATGGCCAATCAATTCCTGGATGACGCCGATGAGCGGGGCGTGTCCGTATGGGAGCAAGAGCTGAAAATCCGCCCGAAAGATACGGACAGCCTGGCGGTACGCAAGGCCCGTGTCAAGGCGCTGTGGAACCGGGAGCGGCCCTATACAGTCCCTTGGCTCAAGAACTGGCTCCAAGGCCTGTGCGGCCCGGACGGCTATGAGGTGACCATCGTGGACTACTCCGTCCATATCCAGCTTGACTACTCCGTCCTGCCGGACGCTGGCCGCATTGCGGCAGAAATTATGGACCTGCTGCTGGCCGTCCGGCCCTCTAATATGTGGCTGCTCATGGTGTCCTTTGTGCAATCGGAGGGATGCGTCCAGATGGGGGCTTTGACGGAGCGGTCTGTTTATATGGACGTGTGGCCCATGCTGGTCAATGAGCTGGAGAGCGCTGGCGGCATCAAGATGGCCGGGCCTCTTGAATATCACGCCACGGTTGAAATCTACCCATACAAGGAGGACATTGAAAATGCCTGAGCAAGTGAAACAATACGGCACTAAGGTCACCACTCTGGGGGCCAGCCGCATCACCGCCTGTATTTTGGCGGGCACCAAGCTGAAAATCACCCAGGCCGCCGCCGGGGACGGTGGCGGGGGCTACTATGTGCCCACGGTAGACCAAACGGAACTGATGGGGGAAATGTGGCGGGGCCCCATTGTGTCCGCCGTGCAAAACCCCGCCGTGCCCAATATGCTGGATGTCAAGATCGTCATTGATGACAGCGTGGGCAATTTCGTCTGCCGTGAAATGGGCCTTTACAGTGAGGACGGCGTGCTCATCGCCGTCTGTAACACCCCGGACACGGAAAAGGTGGCCATCTCCACCGGCGTGGACGGACGGCTCACAATGGTCATGCACATTGTTGTGGCGGACGCCTCTGTGCTGGAGTTTACCATCGTTCCCGCCCTGGACGTGGTGAGCCGTGAGGACCTGGAAAGGGCCATTGAGGAGCACAACATTGACCCCGCCAGCCATGCGGACATCCGGCAAGCCATCCCTGCCGCTGTGGATGCCCACAACAGCGCCTCCGATGTTCACCCGGAGCTCCAGGCAACGGTGGGCGGCATTGACGCCCGCCTGGCTGTCCTGGAGCTCAAATATGGCACCAACATCACCGGCAACTCTTTCACGGTGACCTTTGCCTCCCTTGTGGGGCTGGTGGTGACCGGCGTGTGGAATGAGACATACCAGAGAGTGGAGTTTTAGCCATGCCAAACTATGACATTATTCCCATGGCCGCTGATCTGCTGGACTACACCATCCAGCGGGTCAAGACTGTGGAGCCGGAATACAAGCCCGTGAGCGCCTACGTCATGGAGAATGGCCAGCTTGTCCAGCGCACCCTCTACCAGAAAGTGCGGGGTGACGGCAAGCCCCATTTTCCCAAAAGCCAGACTTTCCACTTGTGCGCCCGTCTGGAGGACTGTGCCGCTGACATCCTGGAGCGGTGCATTGCCGCCAATGACCGCTATTTTGAGACGGAGTATGAGGAACGGCTCAAAGACCTGGACACGGTGGTCATGCTGTGCGAGACAATGCTCACCTACATCAATATGAGCTATAAGAAAAAGTATATCTCAGATGACCAGTGCCACTACTGGACGGAGCTTGTGCGCCCGGTAAAGCAAAAGGCTTTTAACTGGCGGAGGAACGACAGCAACCGGGCGGCGGCTCTGCGGGAGGCCAAGGCCACCCAGGAGCTTGTCCGGCTGGGGCAGATCGCCCAGCAGATGGCCGTGGCCATGACCTCCAGCTAAAAAGGATATACCGGCCAGAGGCCGTTATATTTGGGTGTGACCTATTTTTTATCCCTGCGCTCCCCGAACACGAACAACACCAACAACGCCTGGAACTTGAACTCCAACGGCAACCTCAACTACAACAACTGCTCCAACACCTACGGCTCCCGCCCCGCTCTGATGGTAAGGCCCGACCGAGTAGGCCCAAAGCCGAAAACAGCGCCGTCCATCACATCAAAGGAGGTCACACCCAGCCCCGGACCACACCGGGGCAAATACATTGCGTTGATGCCACGCACCGCCCAGATGGGAGGTGTGGGGCTGCTGGTCCTGTCAGTCCGGCACCTAAACAGCGCATGAGGAGAGGACAGCCCGCCGCAAGAACGACAGGGGGCCGCCCGCACGAATAGGTGGGAAACCCGTGACATTTTTACAAATCTGCACGTTTGCCGTGCTCTACAAAGCCTATCTGGCCGCACGGAGAGGCAAGCGAACAAGGGCAGCAACCGCCCGCTTTGAGGTCCGGCTGCTGGAGAACATTGTAAACCTCATTTACATCCTGCGCACCAAGATATACAGGCCTGGCGCTTTTCAAGTGTTCTATGTCTTTGAGCCCAAGAAAAGGCTGGTACAGGCCCCGGCCTTTATAGACAAGCTGGTCCAGCACGCCATAGTGGACAACCTGCTCTATGATCGCATCACCCACGGCTTTATATTGGACAGCTACGCATCCCAAAAGGGCAAGGGCCTCCACTTTGGCCTTGACCGGCTCAAAGGCTTTTTCACCGAATACTGGAACAAGCACCACACCGCTGAGGGCTGGGTCCTCAAGTGCGATGTACGCAAATTCTTTGCGAATATAGACCACGACAAGCTCAAGGTCATGCTGAGAAAGCTGGACCTTGAGCCTGTTATTTATGACCTGCTTTGTGTTTACATCGACTGCACGGACGGCTTGCCCCTTGGCTACCAGACCAGCCAGCTCTTTGCCCTGCTTTTCCTTAATGATTTTGACCACTTTGTCAAGGAAAAGCTCCACATCCGCTGGTATGGCCGCTATATGGATGACTTTTTCCTCATCCACCCTGATAAAGAATACCTGCAATTTTGTCTCCGGGAAATCCGGGCATATATGGCAAGCCTGGGCCTGGAGCTCAATGAGAAAACCCAGATTTTCCCCTTGTGCAACGGCATTGACTTCCTTGGCTTTCACACATACCTCACGGAGAGCGGCAAGGTCATCCGCAAGCTGCGCCATAGCAGCATAAAGCGGATGCGGGCCCGTCTGCGCCGGTGGGAAAAGGACTACCCCGCCGGGCTGGTGAGCCGTGAGGTAATCCTGCAATCGTGGAAAGCGTGGGATGCTCACGCCTCTCATGGCAACACCTGGAACCTGCGCCAAAGGGTGCGGGACCGTGTGCAAAATATTCTAAAGGAGGACATCTAAATGGCAACTGTCACTCTTGGCAGCAAAGCAGAGGGCAGCATCATCAAGCTCAAGGAAAACGGTGTGCTGGTAGACTTCTACATTGCCAAGCAGAACTATGAAAGCGGACTGAACGGGGCCGGGCGGGTCCTGGTGGTCCGCAAGGACTGTTATGACCAGCGCCAGTGGCACGGCTCCAACGTCAACGCATACGCCACCAGCGCCATTGACACCTGGCTCAATGGCACCTACAAGAACCTGCTGGACGCCAACATCCGCACGGCGATGGGCACCACCAAAATCTACTACACCCCCGGCAACGGCAACACCACCAAGACCACCCTGGAGCGGTCCGTGTTCCTGCTGTCCGCCACGGAGCTGGGCCAGACCCACACCTATATGAACGCAGAGGGCACGGCGCTGTCCGCCACGGTCCTCAACCTGCTCAAGATCGCCTATCTGAACGGCTCCGCCGTGTACCAGTGGACCCGCTCCCCGTACACGCACAACGCCGGCCACGCCTGGATCTTGAACTCCTACGGCAACCTCGGCTGCTACGACTGCTCCCGCACCTACGGCTCCCGCCCCGCTTTCACTCTCCCCTCCACCCTCTACGTCAGCGATGACGGCGCTGTGTCCGTCAACACCGCCCCCGGAACTCCTGGCAGCATCTCCTACCCCACCAGCATCAACGGCGGCACAGACATCACCGTTAGCTGGGGGGCGTCCACGGACGCTGAGGGCAACCTTGCGGGCTACATCGTGGAACGGAGCACGAACGGCGGCACATCCTGGTCCCAGATTTACCAAGGCAGCGCTACGAGCACCACCAACAACGTGGCCTTTGGCACCGCCTCTGTCATGTACCGGGTCAAGGGCTATGACACAGCGGGCCTAAACTCCGGCTGGAGGACCGGCAGCAATGTCACGGTGGTCAACAACCGGGCCCCCTCTGCCCCCGGTAGCATCACGGTCCCCGCCGCCGTCCGGGGTGGGAGCACCCTGCCCATTTCCTGGACCAAGGCCACGGACAGCGATGACAACCTCAGTGGCTATGAGCTGGAGCGGAGCGTCAACGGCGGGAGCTGGTCCCAAATCTACAAGGGAGCGGCCCTGTCCTATACGGACACCATCACCGCTGGGTGGAATACGGTGGCCTATCGTGTCCGGGCCTATGACACGCTGAGTGCCACCAGCGCCTACATCACCAGCGACACCCGCACGGTGGACAATAACGCCTATCCCGTCATCACCGGCTCCACGGCCTCCGGCACCAACCTGGGCACCAAAAATGCGGGCTTTGACCTCACCTATACCGTAACGGATGCAGACGGGGACACGGTAACCGTCAAGGAGTACATGGACAACGTGCTCATGCGGACCTATACGGCTACCCTGGGCCAGTCCAACACGTTCCAAGCCGTCACCGCCGCCAACTTCCAGAAAGTGCTCAACGGGGACCACACCCTCAAGGTGGTGGCCAATGACGGCAAGGCGGACAGCGCCGCCTATACGGTGAGCTTTTCCAAGCTGGTGACCACCGCCAGCATCACCCTGGAGCGGCCCCTTGAGGCGGATGACGCCATCACCATCATGGTGCTCAACATCGTGGGCGCTCTGCCTGTTGACGCCGTTCTGGAGGTGCTGGTCACCAACAACGCCAAGGACGCCAGCCCCGTGTGGGAGGACGCCACGGCGGACATCAAGAACGGAGCCAACCATGTCTTTACCAACAAAACCGCCGCCAATGGCTTTGCGTTTAACTTCAAGCTCACCGTGAGCCGGGGCGCAAGCGGCCAGGGCGGCTATATTTCCAACATCGGAGGTGCCTTTGAATGAGTGTAGAATACACCGCCAACAGCCTCAAGGCCATCAATGCGGCCAAGCTGTACGCCCAGCAGCGGGAGAACGCCGCCGCCATCGCCTTTGTGGTGCTGGCAGAGAGCGGCCAGATCGACGCCGTGACCGCCTCTGAGCAGTCCACCCTCTTTTCCCCCTGGGAGCCCGGCATCAACTACACCGTGGGGAACCTCCGCCAGTATGACGGCGCTCTTTATCGCTGCGTACAGGCTCACAAATCTCAGGCTGGGTGGGAGCCGGACAAGGCCGCCTCCCTCTGGGCGGTGACCAGTGACCCGGCGGAGGAGTGGCCCGCTTGGAGCCCGCCTTTGGGGGCACATGACGCATACAGCGCCGGGGACAAGGTGAGCCATAACGGCAAGCATTGGACCTCTGCGATGGACGGAAACGTTTGGGAGCCCGGCACTTATGGCTGGGATGAAATCACGGAATAAGGAGGAAAACATCATGGTCATTGAGCTCACACTTGGAGGCCTGGTCACGCTGCTGGGCATCCCCACCGCCATCACGGCCTTTTGTTCCTGGATGCTCCAGCGGCGTATCACCAGGCGGGAGGCCGCCCAGGAGGAACGGGAAAAGGCCCGTGAGAAAAATGAGGTGCTTATCATCCAAGGCATGGGGGCGGCCATCGCTCTGGGGGAGGCCACGGCTGAGGCCGTCCAGCGCATCCCGGACGCCCATTGCAACGGTGATATGCACGCCGCCCTGGAGTACGCCAGAAAGGTCAAGCACCAGCACAAGGAATTTATGACGGAGCAGAGCGTCCAGGCCCTCTACTAAAGGAGGGCGGGCGCTTTGGAATTTTCCAAGAAAATGCTGGTGCTCCACATCGTCATTTCCGTCACCCTCTGCACTGTCGCTGTGGTGGGTATTTTCCGGGGCCTTGATGTCACCGCTGTAGCGGCTCTGGCTGGCACCTCTCTTGTGACAGACGGCACCTGGGGCGGCTTTTACCTGTGGAAATCCAAGAATGAAAACCGGGCCAAATATGCCCAGCGTTTTCTCAAACAGTTTGCGGGCCAGTATGGGGCGGATGTAGCCCTCCGGGCCGCTGAAATCGTGCTGAAAGACTAAAGGAGGAGATCACACCATGAGCAAGATGAAGGCTCAGACCCTTGTGGACAAGGCGGTGGACATCGCCAAGAACTACAAGACGTTGTATGTCATGGGGTGCTTTGGCGCTCCTATGACGGCAGAAAACAAAACCCGGTACACGCAAAATCACGCCTACAACAAACAGGCGGCCCGCACGGCCATGATTAAGGCCGCCACGGCGGACACCTTTGGCTTTGATTGCGTCAACCTCATCAAAGGCATCCTCTGGGGCTGGTGCGGGGACGCCTCCAAGCGGTACGGCGGGGCCACCTACCCCACCGCTGCCATGTTTGCCGCCGGAGCGTGCCCGGACGTGGGGGCGGATGGCATGATCGCCAAATGCACCGGCGTGAGCACTACCGGCTGGGCATCTATGGTGCCCGGTGAGGCTGTCTGGCTGTCCGGCCATATCGGCATCTATATCGGGGACGGCCTGGCGGTGGAGAGCTCCCCCGCCTTTGCCAACAAAGTCCAGATCACCGCCGTGGCCAACATTGGCAAAAAGGCTGGGTACAGCGCCCGAACCTGGACCAAGCACGGCAAAATCCCCTGGGTGGACTATACGGGGGCCGTGGCGGGCGGCAGCGCCCCGGTGGTATCTCAGCCCACCCAGCCCGACACAAACGCCCAGGGGCCCGCTGTGGGGGCCGTGGTAGCCTTTACCGGCATCCAGCACTACACCAGCTCCAACAGCACCAGCCCCAAGACCTGCAAGCCCGGTGAGGCCAGGGTCACCGCCGTGGCCAAGGGAGCCCGGCATCCCTATCACCTCATCAAGACCACCGGCAGCTCCTCCACCGTCTACGGCTGGGTGGACGCCGCTGACATCGCCGTGGAGGCCTCCGCCGCCATCGCCAAGGGCTCCACCGTCAAAGTCAAGGCCGGGGCCAAGACGTACACCGGCGGGGGCCTGGCCTCTTTCGTCTACGCCAACACCTACACGGTGCTGGAGCTGTCCGGGGACCGGGCCGTCATCGGCCAGGGCAAGGCGGTCACCGCCGCCGTCAACATCAAGGACCTCACCCTTGTGGGGTAAAATAACAGGGAGGTAAAAAGTTATGGAAAGCATTTTCGACTGGTCCGTCATTCTCAGCATCGTGGGCGTCCTGGTGGTGCTCACCAACATCATCGTCCAGGTCCTCAAAAAGCTCACCTGGGACCGGCTCCCCACCAACGTCCTGGCCGTCATCGTGGCCATGGGCCTCACGCTGGTGGCGTTTTTTGCCTGGTGCCAGATTAAGGGCATGGCTGTTCTGTGGTACATGGTGGTGGCCGCCGTTGTGGTGGGCTTTATGGTGGCTTATGCGGCAATGTTTGGCTTTGACAAGCTACGGGAGGTCATCTTGCAGCTTGAAAAGAAAAAGGAGTAAAGCCCCCGGCGGGAAATGCCTCTATTGGGCCCGTAAAGGCCCCCACAAGGGCCGTCAAGGCCGGGAGGGGTAAAGATACCCCCGCCGCCCTGGGTTGGGCTGTTTTTTCCGATGGAAAAAAGCCGGAGGGGCCTGCTGGCCTCTCCGGCTTTTTGCGTCTACGGCATGAGGACCTTTGTGTCCCTCACCACTTTGTCATAGGTGTCCGCCACGTCTAAAAAATCAGTCTTGTGGGCCTCCAGCTTTGCCAGATATGCCTCCATCCTTTTACGCTGTCCAGACGGCGTTTTTAACAGCATGGCCTCCGTTGTTTCTTTTATGTAGCTGTTTTCAAGGAAAGCAATTTTTAGGTCTTTCACGCTGGAGAGCACCTGGTCACACGTTTTGCTTGTCCCCGGCAAAATCCCTTTGCACCCCGCTTTTTCGGCTTGCAGGAGGGTCAACGCTGTCCGCTGTGCCAATGCCAACCGGCTGGTGAATGTGTCAATGTTGGCCGTCTGCTGAGCCAGCTTGAAACTTTCGGAGAGGATGCGCACGTCATTCTCTATCTGCTCTTTTGTGTAGTACATCCGCATATCCCGCAATGTTTCCTCCGGCGCATCCGGCGTGTATTGACTGGCCTCCCGGCGCACGGCCCCCGCTGTTGGGCTTTGCGGCTCCGGCTTTACTTTCTTTTTCCTCAGCAGGAAATAGGTAGGAACAGCGAACAACACCGCCCCCAGCACCATCTCCGCCTTGTGCGTATCTACCGCCAGCCATATAAAAACAGCCACATAAATGACGCAAACAACGCCAAAGAACGCCTTTAGAAACCGCCCCAGCTTTTTCACCTTTTCGCCCTCTCTTTCTTGTTCTTTCTTGACCTTTACAAACCCCATTATATCTGGCCTCCGCCGTGCTGTCAAGCAACAGAGCCTATTTGATAATGACTTGACGGCCATGCAAAGTATAATTACTTTGAAAGGAGGCGCTGCGGATGATTGCGGAGAAAATAAAGGCGTTAAGAGAGGCACGGGGCTGGACACAAGCGGAGCTTGCCCGCCGTATGGGTATCACCCGCAACGGCGTGAACTCCTGGGAGCAAGGGCTTTCCATCCCGTCCCCGGCCAGCATCGTGGAGCTGGCAAAGACCTTTTCCGTGTCCACGGACTACCTCCTGGGCCTGGAGCCTCTGGCCAGCATCAACGTGTCCGGCCTGGATGAGCGGGACGTGGCAACGCTGGCCATGCTTGCGGACCGGCTGAGGGCCACAAAGGATTAAAAAATTGCCCGGCAAAATTTCCTTTTGCACGGGCTTTTTTCTATCTTGACATTATACAACTTTTGTTGTATAATAGAGAAAACGGAGGAGGTGCAGCCCTATGGGCCAAACAAGAAACAAACTGCAAAGCGCACGACTGGCACACGATTTTTCACAATCTGAACTGGCCACCGCCGCCGGTATCAATGGCCGGGTGCTCCAGACCTATGAGCAGGGAGGCCGTGACCTGTGCGGTGCAAAGCTGGCCACGCTCCTCAAAATCTGCCTTGCCCTCAACTGCAAGCTGGAGGACATCTTGCCAGATGGAGAGACGGCGGAGCTGCTGGAGCGATACATGGCCAGATAACAACACACGGGCAAGCGGGGTGGCAACACCCCGCTTTTACTATTTTCTGGAGGTGCAATATGAACCATAAAGGAGCCACCCATTTCACGCTCAATGACCGGCAGACCCTGGAGCGGATGCTGAGAAAAGGCTTTTCAAAGCCTGC